CTTGGGTGCTTGTAACTGAATTTCTCGTATTTGTGTATTGAGTTATAAAATTAGCAACCCTTGTCGTAGAAGTTCTTGGTGTACCTGAAAACGTTCCAGTATAATTGACCTGCGTTATTGAGTTTCTCTTATCAATTGCTTCGCCTCTTTGAACCCATGTTCCTGTCTCTGAGGGAGTAGAAGTTCTAATTAGATATGAACCGATACCAAGATTAGTGCTTGTGTTTAATGCAAGATATCTATCAAGGCAATGTTTTGCAGTTGCTTTCATCTTTGCTAAAGACATTAATTGTAACCCTTGGAAATCTCCTGTCTGACCACTTGCTCTTTGAACACACATAGTAGAAATAGCAGAAGGAGTAGATGGACTTGACGTCATAGTCTTTCTTTGATAAAGATTAAAAACGGTATCGGTATCGTCTGCGTCTGTAGTAGTGTCGGTCATGACATTTGCAATAGCAACAGCATAATTTGAAGCAGGACTAGGGGCAGAAGAACCTAAGTAAAAAGTTCCAGGATAATTATTTGAGTATATTATACCTGCAAGAGTTTCTCCGAGTGCTAATTGGTCTGTATCATTAAACTCACGTATCTCTTGTTGAATACCTGTTTTAGATTGATACAAAGGATTGCGAAAATTTGTAGGTAAAGAGGGAACAGAACCACTTTGTTGATATATGTTAGTTGTAGTATTTGTCACACTAAGTGTTCCATGGTCACCAACATCACCATCATATTCTGAATTGTTTAAAGAACCAATCAGTTCATCAGTATCCCCAGTAGTTCCAAGAGCACCTAAAGATGTTTGACTATATGTTCCGGATGAAGTTTGTAACTCTAACCCTGCAAGATATGCAATGTAGTTATGTTCAGCAGTCGTTATCTCCTGAACATCATTAGCAGATTTATGTTTTAATGGTAATCGAGACATCAATTACTCCTAATTCAATACTGTCGTTCCGTCAGCAGCATATATCAAGGGGATACTTGCCTTCAACTCATTTATGGCATCTACAATACAAGTTTTATCAGTTGTTGTTAATGAAGCAAGGGTTCTTTTAGTACCACCTTCTGCATTAAATAGGTCTGCTTCTAATTCATTTACTGCGGCAGTCAGATTAGTTGCTGTTGTGGTAAGGTTTCCGATAGTACCTATTGCATCGTTATTTGGAGAAGCACCAGTACTATTAATTGTATCAATTTCTTCTTCAAGTTCTCGTATAGCAGCACCTACGTTTGACGCAGTAGTTCCCATTGCGACAGCAGTAATTGTCCCTAGTTTAGTATTGATTGTACTGATAGCACTAGTGTTGGTTGCTACGTTACTTGTTGCAGTAGCACCTTCATCGTGAACTTCTTTTATCGCAGTAACAACTGTTGATGCCGTTGTCCCTAAGTTAGTTGCATTGATTGTACCAATGTTAGTATTTAATGTAGCAATATTAGTTGTCGCAGCAGTTACCTCTGTATGGTTTTCGTTAATTGCTGTAGCAACTGTAGTAGCACTTGTGCTAAGAGAAATACTTGGCGTTATAGTTCCTGCCATAGTAACATTCGCACCCGCAAACGTTAATGCTGTAGTTGTACCAGATTTCAGAATTAGATTACCACTACTATTCTCTAGGGTTGAGAAAACAACTCCTGCATCTTTAAGCACTACATCTCCTGTAGCATCAAGAGTAATTGCCCCTGAAGCATCAACACTAAATGCACCTGAAGCAATATCAAACGCATTTGAACCCGCACTAATACCTTTCGCGGAGGCATCAAAGACACCTTCTATTTCTGCAATCGCACCTGTAACGGTAGTTGCAGTTGTACCCATTGCAGTGTCACCCTGTAGTAAATCAAGTTCGTTTATTGCGTCAACAATACAAGTTTTGTCGGTAGTTGTAAGCGAAGCAAGGGTTCTTTTAGTACCACCTTCTGCATTAAATAAGTCTGCTTCTAATTCATTAATTGCTCCTACTACATCTGAATCTTGTGATGTATTAAGTGCGCCTGTCGCTCCTAAGTCAATAGAGACAGTATTAAATTTAGTCACCAAATCCGAGAAGGTATTGGTAATAACAAGTTTCGGTTTATTTGCTGGTGTGGTCATTATAGTTTCTCTATTATAGTGTTTAAGAGTTGTTTCATCTCAGAGACATCTGCCTTAAGTTGTTCGAACTCATTTTCCTTTTGTTTTCTTAGTTCTTTTCTTTCACGTGCTTCTCTAATCTCACTTTTATTTATATTTAAAATGGTTCCAGTATTCCTATCACGAGCAAGACCGACACCATTTGTTACTTTTACTAAATTGTTATTCATATTATGTTGCTAATGCTATTGACCTAAAGTCTCTAATGATAGGTGGTGCAGAAGAGTTTGAACTTCTCATTTCAATCTTATATTGATAATGAGTAAACTCATCAAGGTCACCTCCTGCGCCGCCTATCAGATATCTATATTCTCTGAAAGAAGAGGTATCCGGAGGAACATTTTCTTCTTGAGTCTGAAGAGTCCAATCTACATCTGTTATATCGTCCCCTTCATTAGCAACTCTAAAGTACAACCTAAAGTCTGCTTCACTTGGTCTTAATGCATTAAGAATAACTTTCAACCCAACTGCTGGTTCATCTAATACAGATACCCCAGTATGGTGTTTAGCAAGAGCAGAACCACCAAAGGCATTAGTCTCTGCAATATAATTTAATGGAATATTAAACCCTGTGGTTTCTGTACTACCCGATATTTGTTTATCTATAAGGTTAGATATTGTTGTTATAGAAGACCTCTGAGCATTTATAGTGGGAGAGACATCTAAACTAGTTGATGTTAATGCCATATTAAAGGTCGTTGAACGAACTAGAGTACCTGCTGGTTCAATTGAAGCGATTTCATTTGCTCTGTTTGCAATCATTCTAGGTTTAGTGAAGAAGTTTTCTTCCCCTATAGATAAACCTGTAACTGCTGCTTTACCATATGCTGTTTCTGAACCTGCCAAAGAACTTCCGTTTGTAAACTCAGAAGTAAATCCAATTTTTGTATTATCTGGAACAAGAGCAGTAAAGTTCGGAATAACACCATCAAAGTTTCTTTGATCAGGGAATCTAAATCCTGACCCACCAGTTCTACCTGTTGTATCAGCATTACCACCTGCGTTGAAAGTGAAACCAAATCCGTCAGCAGCAGTTACAACCCTATTACCATTTAGATTTGCAGCACTAATACCATTATTGTCACTTCCTGTTACTCCAGAAATTGTTACAGTATCGTCTTTTCTATAACCATGTCCTGGAGCAAGAACAGTAATCGCAGCAGAACCGCTTGTAGTGAATAAAGGATTAGTTCTAAGTAATAAGTTTTGTGTATCTGTGTTTTCAAATACCGCAGTGCCTCCTGCTGTATCAAATACAGCATTATGTATTTTGAACATAAGGTCTTTTGTTTGGTCTGGTTCCCATGTAGAACCATTTTGTGACTTAAAGAGTGAACCCATACTAGGTTGTCTGTTAACCTTTGCTTCAGTTGAACCAAGTTCATATTCATATGTTTCTGCAACATATGCCTCAAATTCTACTGATTCTGCAAGAAGAACAATCGCATACTCTGTGTTTGGATTTAAGAAAATTGGTTGATCAAACTCGAATGTTGTAGGATGACTAAGAACACCAGTCATATCTTGTTCATCTGCCTCTGGAGTTAGTACAGCACCACCATCTATAAATTTAACAGCACCCGTAACAATTTCACTTGCAGAAGGAACACCATTTACCATAGGTCTTATCTGTAATTGTATAGGAACACTTGCGTCTGCACTTTTAAAGTAACAATCCACTTTAGTTACAAACATTCCTGATGATTTGGTAACTCGGAATGACTGAGCAAGAGGGTCTTGTGCCCTTCTTATTTGATCAAATTGTCTTATAGTTTGTACGCGAGTAGAAAGTGTGCCAGCGGTTGTATACAATGCTGCTGCAATGCTTGTTGCTGATTCATCATTATTCGCACTTATATCTAGTAACTTAAATTCAACCTCTCCAGTTCGGAACCTTACACCTGTATCTTCTGCATCTTCGTCCTCCGGAAGAGAATTACACGGAATGAAGAAAGAACCTTCTACCTTTCCTTCGGCAGATGATGTGAGTGCAGCAGTACCTTGAGGATGTTGGGTTGATTCTCTGAATTCATCGCCATATTCAACTCCGCCTGTTTCTGAGTCAGCGAAGTTAGCAAATGCATCATCACCCTTTATAAAGTTGTCTACGGAGACTCCATCGAAGAAAGCATAGAATCTTGTATCAGGTTTTAATCCTTCTGCTCTGAAGAATATTTTTCTTGACCTTATGAAAGGTATGAATGTGACAGATACTTCTCTATCTTCAATCACTTCACGAATAATTCCAGCACCTGTAACGATTCTAGGAGACCTAGTTTGTTCTGCTTGTCTGGAGGCAAATGCCTCAAGTGCTGGATTAGTTAATGCTCCTAGACCGAAAAGTCCACCGCCTCCACCTGCACCTGCTGCTTGTGCTCTAACATCATTAGTAGGTCTTGATGAAGTACCATTCCAGTTCCACATTTGGTCGCCATTCCAACCTGTGAATGTACCTGCGTCAACTGTTCCGAAACCATTCATTGGGAAGAAGTTATTTGTTGACCAATCCCATCCAACTCTTGGAACCATTGTGATTAAAGGAGGTTCAAATACAGTATCTACCCATTCGTCTGAAGTGGGAGATAATGTTATATTACCTACTCCTGTAATTACAGCAAATGGGTTTACATTTTCTGTTCCTGTTGCCTTAATTTGTTTTATCGCTGAGTCTTCACTATAGTTAATGAAGACTGTATCGCCCTTTAATATAGTGTTTGTTGACTTATCAGAATCATATCTTAAAGTGAAATTGTTTGTCAACTGTTGATTTTGCATAGTTCCAAGGGATGGGTCAATCGCAGAACGATTCTCTACATTATTGAAATCAGTAAAGGCACGATTTCTAAAGTTATCAACAAAGAACCCTGACTTAGTTCTGATATTACCACTTCCGTCTAGTACTAATAAAGAGTTTGTATCAACCTCTAGTAAATTTAAAGAAGTTGTCTCTTCAATTTTATCAATACGTTTCTCTAATTTAGAGATGTCATTCATTGTAAATCGTTTTGCTTCAATTGGATTTATGGCAAGGTCTTTTTCACTTAGTCCATAAGCATTATGAGATATTTCAAATAATGGTAAAGTTCCTTCTGGTGTAGGGGGAAGTGATGCATCAAGAGCAGCAGTACCTGTAATATTCTTTATTATACCTTGTTCTGTTATAACAATTTTATCAGAACGGTTAAGATAGTTTGTTACATCTCCACTAAAGAAATCTCCATTTTTAGGAAGTTCATGCATAGTAGCGTCTCTGCCACCACTAGCATCACCAAATGTTCCATCAGAGTCAACAGCAGAACGGAAGTCTATAACATCCCTTAAATTAGCAACTACTGTTCCATTTGATTTTAAGTCTGGTATTTTATTGTATGCTATCTCACCGTCATATGAATCAACTGAAAAGAAATCTCCATCTGTTGCATGCTCGAAGTGTTTATATTTTACAAAAAGAGTTCCTGTTGGGTCGGTTGTACCCTTATCTAAAACAAGTCTTGCATTTGCGTAGTGACTTACTCTTTGTCCGTTATCAACATTAAACTTATGCGACAAGTCTGTTCCATTTGTATTGGTTTGTTTTATTTCCGATACTGATATAATATCTGTATTATGTAAGTCAACATATTTCACTCCGGTTCTACTATCTGTCAATAGACCTTGTGTTAAATCTACTGATAAAGTTTTTTCACGAAGAAATTTTCTCCTACGCGATGCTGATGCTTTATTGACCTTTGCTAATACTGTTACTGCTCTACCACTAACAAGAGAAGTATTGATAGCAGCAGAAGTAAAGGGAGAATTTATTGTAAACGTTGATGCCGCAACATCTCCTGTTGTAGTATCTGTTACTATCCACTCACCACTACTTACAAAAGTTTCTCCAGTCGCTAATCCGGATATTGAGAAGTCACCATTAGTGCCTGTTGAGGCAGTGAAAAGTCTTTGAACTTCGAAGTTACTGCTTGATATAGTTTTGATACGAGGATAAGATGTGCTATACACGAGTGTATTATTACCTGACTCTTTTAAAACTGCTTTAGAATTTTCTAGTAAAACGTTTGCAAATCTTATTGTTGATAAACCAATACTTTTAACGTCACGAATATTTTTAGTTGCATTCATTTTAATATCAAATAAATAGACTTTAAAGTTACTGCCGTCTTTTTCTACTGATCGAACTCTTGCAGTACCTAATGTTAAAGTTGTACTATCTGTATATCCTGCTTTGTCTCTTAGGTTGATCACCTCAAATGAATCTATACCAAACTTACCTTCAAAGGTATCACATATAAAATATGAACCATATGAGACTGGAGCAATATCATTATCAAGTACTGTTGTTGTTCTTGGTTTTAATACAGTTAAAGTTGTTGGTTTGTTAGTTACCGCACGATATCCGTTTATGTATGCGACTCCTGGAGATATAGTAATACTTTGATTAGTGCCAGCATCTAAAACGTTTGACTTAAATCTTTTTACGATATAGTTTCCTGATTCTTCTTTTGTTCTTGTAGCAAGGACTTCAGTTATTTTATTATAATCATCTGTACCTGATACTTGATCAACAATTTTACCCTCAAACACATCACAGTAATAAACAAAGTTTTCATTAGCAGCAACTTCATCCCTTGTTGTTAAAGTAAGTTGAATCCTATATCTATCTGCTCCTGGAGATGTTTGATTAGGTGTTGCTCCTTGATTATCAAATAATGCGTCAGTATCTGTAGATGTTATTATATCTTCTGTTATTTTAAAACCAATAACTTTACTAGGATTTTGTGTATACTTAGAGAGTATAAGACCTTGTTCTTTAACGAATACGAAATGACCCCTTACAAAGAAGTCTCCTGAAGCATTATTAATCTTAGAACCACGACCCACAACGGGTTGTTTATCTAAACCTGCAGTTACAAGAGTTGTACTTCCGCTTGATAATGTTTCTGATACACCAAACCTTACTGCTGAAGCACCAGTCCCACCATCTTTTGTCGAAGTGTACTGTATATAAAGAGTGTCTGGGTCAGTACCTACTGCATCTACAACCTCAAGAACCCTTGCTTTTGCGCCATTACTTCCTGTAAATTCTAATCCTATAAGACTTGAGTTTAATATATTTGTTAAAGAGTTTGTTGCGAGTTTAACAAATTCATAATCATTATTAAGAGATGGACCTCCTGGATTTACGGCAGCACCATCTTTGAATATATTACGACCAAATCTTCCAATCTCTTCTTGTATAATTGTTTGCATCTGAGTGAGTTCGCGTGCCTGTAACGCGCGACCACTATTAAATAATATGCGGTGATAGTTATCACTATCCTTGTAGTCATCCTTATATGTTGACGAAAAGACATTTGAGGTAAAAGTTGTTGGCATTATTCTATTATCCTAAAGTTGTATGACTATTTTAATGTCTTCTGTTTGGTCTGCTGAACGAGTTACTGCTGCTCTATTATCTATATATAACACATCTCCAGTTGAGATATCTACCTCTGCTGCAGTTATATGAGAACTACCATGGATAGTTCCGTTACCGCCATCACCTCCAGTTAATCCATGACCTACACCAAAAGACCCATAACCTGTTGTGTCATTTTGATGGAATGTTAGTGTTTGCCCATCTGTAGATATAGCATCTACAACTGCCTTTGCGCCTGTAGTACCATCTGTTATAGTTTCATCAACAGAAAATGCTGCAGTGGGTGCACCACTTAATATTAATTTCCTTAAAGCAAGACCTGTTGAAGCAGTAAAGAGTGTACTACCATCTGTTGTTATGTTTTTAATTAACCCTACTTGACGGAAGTCGTTTCCTATAATAAAGTCTCCACTACCATCTGCTCCATCTGGTTTTACTACAAACATAATAGAACTTGAACGTAAATCAACCCTTGGGTCACTACCTAAACCGCCTTTTGAGGCAAATATGGGTCTAATGACCGCAGCAGTAGTTGGTGAACCTCCTGTAATTTTCACAATAGCATTAGTGTATCCTGTACCTAAGTTTGCAGGAGTTCCGATACTTGTAACTTCTACTTTAGAAATTGCACCACCACTCAAAGTTGCTGTTGCGACAGCACCAGTCCCATCACCTTCAACAGCAAGAGTTACTGTTCCGCTATACCCTACTCCTCCAGATACAACTTCATATCCTAATATTTGTCCAGATACTGCAGCATCTTGTGCTGCTTTCTGTTGAGTTTCAGTAGCATTTCCAGGAGTACCAACTAATTTAACAGGAAGGAAATTAGCAGCAACGAACTTACTTACGTCTGCCGCAGATATAGAATATAAAAATCTCCACGCATATCCATCAGAAGTTTCAAAAATAATATAAGGGTTTGATGATTGTAAGGTGGGTTGTACTGTAGAATTTTGTACCACGCCATCAATTTTATTGTTTTGAACACAAACGAATACGTCATTTTGGTCGTTCATAACATAATATGGGTTACTTGGGGCAACTGCTTGCTTGTCACTATATGCAGAGTATTTAGCATTCGCAGTCCAGTTATGTCTTTCAATAACAAACGTTGCGTCTGTATCTGCCACTTTCTTAATAGATTGAAGAGAATTTCTAAATAATCTTTCTTCATAATCTGTATTTTCTGCAGCAATAAGTGTGTCTGTTGAATTCCAATCTTCTGACCTACCTATACCAATAAAGTAATGGTTTGATGCACCATCAAAATCAGTTTTGACAAACCCTATAGTATCTCTTTTAAATTTATTTGTTAATATTGCCATTTTATGCTACCGTTCCACCATGTGTTGATATTAATTGCCACTGAGTTCCATCAAACATAAGAGTTGCGGTCTTATGCTGCGCTAATGCGATTGATGTTCCTGCACCAAAAGTGGCAGGAGTTATTGTTACTGTACTCGAGTTTTTATTTATAATGAATATTATTTGTCCTTGTGTACCGTTTGCAAGAGAAGAAGCATAAACACCTGCACTACTATTAAAAATATGTGTAGTTTTAGACAAAGACATTACATGCCCATTACCTTCAGTAATAATTGAAGAAGTGCCTGATGAGAATGCAGAACCTGTTGTTACGGTAACAAGTCCTGTTCCCTTACTCGTAACATTGAGTCCAACATTATTATCTGAACCTGTCGCTTCTAAAGTAGGGTTATCACCTGTTGCGGCATTTGTAAGTTTGAAATGATTTACCGCACTTCCTGTCGAGGTTATCTCAACGAGTTCATTACCACTTGCATCTTGTATCTCAGTACCAATCTTAGGTGAGTTTATTGTAGGAGTTGTTAGTGTCTTGTTAGTAAGTGTATCTGTTGTTGCTTTACCAATTAAGGTATCCGTTGCGGCAGGTAAGGTTACTGTGACATCTGCAGTTGAAGCAGGTCCAATCAGAGTTGCCTTATTTGTTCCGTTGTTTGTACCTTCTAAGAATTCTATCTTACCCGCAGTAGTTGCAGTAGGACTTAATATAGGATTCGTTAATGTTTTGTTCGTAAGTGTTTGAGTCGCAGCATTGAGAGTAACTGTACCCGTTACATTAGGAAGAGTAATCGTTCTATCTGCGGTTGGAGTTACTACAGTAAGTGTTGTCTCGTAATCATCATTATTACCACTACCCTCAAACTCTACTCCAGTGGCATTAAACCTTACGGCATTAGTTAAACTATCACCACCTAATATTGTATAGAGTTCAGTAAAGTTTTCGTTAATCTTTTGCGCACCTTGACGAAGTGTATCGCCACCACCGTCATTCGCTGAACTTCCTTTATTTAATATTTGTTTTGCCATTTATAATATTCCTAATTCTTTATTCTATTTATAATAGTTATTGACTTATATTTTCAATTATTCGTGTTTACCTTGGTCTAATGTTTCGAATGCAAAGTCATTTGAGAAGTCAATACTATCATCATCAAAGGTTGGTGATGTTGCGAGTTGTGCTTCACGTAAACTTCCATACTGATTATTTATCTGTTCAATAGTAATACCGCTCGTTCCGTCGAATATCATACTTACAATCTCAGGTCGTATTCTACTTGTACTTGTTGACCCATCTGCTGCAGTATCTGTTACAATAGAAGTATGGTCTATAAATGCAGAGGCAGCAAAGGATGCTTGATTATGAACAGCGAATGGTGGGGGAGGTGCAACAATCACATCCGGAGCAAGTATAGTATCTAAGGTTGTGCTTACTATTTGTATCTCTGAACCTAAGTAAGTTCCAGCAGGATGAACGAAAAGTTTGTACACATCTCTCCATTTATCTTGAGTGAGTTCTGACTTAATAAGTATTGCATGTCTTTGAAATAACTTGTTATCTGTTATATACTTTTCACTAGTAGTTCCAATTTTATCACCAACATTAAATATGTTTTTCTTTGTGTATATAATGTCGGGGTCTATACCAAAGAATGTTCTAAAGAATTGTTGTATAGAATACTTTGTACCCTTTGACCTAAATAATATATTAGAGTACTTTGATGCTGCACGTTTATCTTGAAACCCTTCAAAGAAAGACTGACCTAATAACAATTCATCTTCAATAAATGAAAGGAGGTTTAAGTCTGTTTGAGATATATCCCTTGTTTTGAAAAGTTCATTAACAAGTTTAGATGGGGATGAATTTGAATCCTCAAAATGATAGTATTGGTCGAGTAAAGTAATTAATCTAGGATACTCAGTGCGAAAAAACTCTGGAAGGATTTCCTTTACAGAGTATTTAGGTAAAGAAAGTTCTCTCCTATTATAATCTAAAAGTGTTATGTCCTTATTTGTAGACATTAAGTATTAACTCCATCTAGTACGTCAACAACCTTGGTGAAAGTTTTGGCACTATCTAAAACTAAAACGTCTTGTCTTAAAGGAGATATTGCACTTTGATTTGCAGGAACTGCACTCAGTTTTATAAACGAATCGCCTGAAGTCAAAGAGTCAACTTGAAGACCAACTAACCTTACTACATCATTAGAATAGTCTCCGATATTATCAATAATTACTGTACCAGAATTACTGTTAAATATTTCAAGAACATTTGACTTTAATCTGTTTCGTATTATGCAAACATTCCCTTTAAATAAAAATGGGTCAGAAGTAACTCTATAAAATTCATCGTCTGGTGCTGCTATAGGTGCAGCATATCTAAGTGTATGATTTTGTATTGCTGTGAGAGTAGGTGTGAACCTTCTTTGCATTTTTATTTCTTGTCTTGATGATAATACTGCGGCACTTGTAGCATCTACCAAAGATAATAAGTTTGACCTTCTGAATGATTGACCAAATTTACCAGTGTTGTTTGTGAAGTAATTTGATATCGCTACATTAACCTCTCCTTCTATTGTATTCCTAGAAAGGGTAGTTAAGTTGTCATTGAATTGGAAAAAGGTTGTAACTTCAATAAACGTCTTTATGGGGTCTTCGAACTTAACATCGAATGAGGCAACAGATAATTGCTCTGCTAAATCTAGGATATCTTCTTTAACTGATGTATCTTGCCCTGATTCTATAACCTCATCATTAAAGAGTATTGAAACGAACACCACACCAAATTCTGGTTCTAATGCATCTTCTCCACCAAAGGATTGTATATCACTAATGAATGTTGAGAAGTTCTTAAGTATCAACGCAGAGTAGTCTGCAGCAGTTACCATTCTATTCTGTGATGCGTATTGGAATGGAGCATTCTTACGAATACTTTCTATACCTTCTTTTGAACTACCACCAACAGCGTTTGATACTGTTGATACAGAAAGAGTGTATCCAACATTATTTATGAATACCTGTTGTGATGCTGCAAATACGTTTGCAGTATTCGCGGCACTACCATTGGTTGAGATATATTCTACTTCTACTTTTGCACCAACGTTAGGTGCTTTACCGAGTGTGGCACCATTACCAAAAGATAAATCAAAGTTTCCGTTTGGTGCTTCGCGTAATATATAAAGTGTTGAGTTTTCATTAATTGTTTGAGCATTTACTATATTAGAATATGTAGTGAATGTTGATGAGGTTGCTGAATCATAGACCCTTACTATTGCAGTAGACATATCCATATTTTTGTCTGGAATAACATAGATAGGATTATTAGATGCCTTCAATGCTATGAATGTTTTTGTTCTTTGCAGACCCTCTATAATCTTTATATTTGTTTCTCCGGATATATCTGAAAAAATAAAATTACCATTATTATTCACTGCGCTTATATCTTCACGAGTTTGAAATATATAACTCTCATCATCAACTGTAGTATTAAATTTAAAGTTTTCGTTTATTTGAATAAGGGGTGGAGCAATCACACCACTACCACTAACAACAAGAGATAAGTTTATAGTTGCTTGTGATGAGGTTCTGGAATCAGCAACATACCCTATACCCTCTGCAAGAGATAAGACTGAACTTCTAAGTTGTGCCGTACTCAAGAATGATTCGTTCAACGCAAAGTTTGCGGTAAGACCGTTGTAATGTGTGTTGTAGGCAAGTACGTCAAGAATACTCGATATTCCTGATGCTTCAAAATCAAAGTCTTCGAACTCACCAGAGTTTCTAAGAGAATCCTTTAGATTGTTCTTTATACTATTAATATCTAGTGCTGTTGAATTTATTGTAGTTGCCATTTATCTTAACCTTGCGAGATTTGTGGTTAACTGAACCACCTCAGATGTATTTCTTACTTTAAATATTATTGTCACATCAACAGAATTTTTATAATCGTCTGTTGTTAGAGTGATGATATCCATTACTTTTGCTCTAGGTTCATTAGATTGAATTGTTGATACTATTCTTTGTGTGAGGATAAAGTTTTCCCCATAATCTGCCAATTCAAACAAAGCACTTCTTATATTACCGCCAAAGTCAGGTTTAAAAGGTTTTTCTAATTGGTTAGTCATAATTAGATTTTTTACTGCTTGCTTAACTGCCGCAGCATCATTCTTTTTATAGATATCTTTTGTTGTTGGTTTTGCTGAAAAGGTTAAGTCTATGTCGACATACTTGCGTGTTCGACTAATCTCAACAGAATTAGTTCCTAGATTTGTGTCTTCTTTTGCAAATGCTCTTCTTGTCATATTCTTATTTATATGTTTTTAACATTACTTTTTAAATAAAATAATATTATTGTTGTATTATCGGTTCTGATACTGTTATTCCATCAGTTAAATTATTATTAGTTATTTCAACTAAACTTCCTGATGCTTGTTGTTGTCCGTTAAAGAAAGTAGCAACCGATGTCTTCTCACCGAACCCTGCTCCAGGATTATACTTAATTTCATAATTTGGTGGAACACTAGGCATTTCTAAACCAATTTGTGCAGTAAGACTCTTATCCGGATTGTATTGATCATAATCTAAATATAAAACATCATATTCAATATGATCGAACCAATACTTTGCTACATCATAAGTACGTTCTAAATCAATCAAACCATTAGTTCCAATTACTTGATAATACACAAGTCTTCCAGTTGCTTTTAATTCCATCTCTGTGCTTATAAAATCTAGCACTTCACGATGGTAGAGTCCTTCGCTTACAATAAGTCGAACATCATTAAATCTATCTGTATTTCCATTTATTAAAGACATTGCTCTTGCATGTAGGGTTAAATTTCTTGCTATTTGAACTCGCCCTAATTCATTTGTTATATATCTGAATGAATTTTTATCTCCATATGCTCCAAGAAACTTTGCCATTGTAATTCCAGGAGCAAGTTTAGTTCTAGAACTTATAGGTGATAAATTATTGGGGTCGTATAACGGGTCTGGTATCAATCGTTTCATTTTAAAATCTCTTTCCTCTATTATCTAATGAGTTACCTATTGCTGTATATCCATATCTTTCCCTATCTTTTTTAGAAAGGGAAGTACTTCTTCCTGTGAGTGCTGGGGGAACTACATTTAAATATGTTAGATGTAACTTTCCTTCCTTAATAAGTACTGCTCCAAGGGCAGTATTTTTTCTTGTTACTGGATTCCTAAATGCTGACCTTATTTCTTGCGTTGTAGGTTTTCTCCGGAATGTCTGTAAATAGTGATCAAGACTTTTGGTCTCATTCCTTATAAAGTCTCCAGCATCCACCGCTGTATGCTGTATAGGTTTTGAGAGTGCTAAGTCTCTTCTTAATGGACCATCAGTTGGTATTAAATTATTTGCGAGGTCGCGAACTTCTTTAGGGTTTAATGGAATATGACCACCATCTTCTGCTTCTTGACTAAAGTTTGCCATCATATCTTTAACTGCCATAATACCAGAGATAGCACTTGCAGCAGCAATTAATGTACCCGCTGTTGCACTTGTACCTACAGCACCTATCGCATTCGCTGCCGCAAGGGCAAGAACAGAACTATTCGCTTTACTTGCATGTAATGCTTTATCCGCAGTACCTTTAAATGTTCCGTGAAATATGGCAGTTCTATATCCGGATGGGTTATCAGAACTATCAGACTGAGAAAGTCCAAAACCATCTGAATCATCAGCATTAAAAGGAGAGGTAGTTTTTGGTTTATTTTCTTCTTCAGAACCTCCACTGAAAGTTTGTCCAGTAAACCTTATATGACTACCACCTATAAGACCAGAGGTTCCTTTTATATTCAGTGCTACTGGTGCTGTTATATTGACATCTTTAGAGACAATATCAATTTGTGTTTCAGAAGATATTAAGAAATCTTTATGAGAAGTAGATTTATAGTTTCCTTCTGTTCCGTCTACCCTATCTCCCTTAACAAAATTAAAGTCATCTGCTAACATGGTTCTTGTATTGGTCTTAAGAACTTTTTCTGTTTTAGTATCAAAGAATTTTTCTATACATGGTCCAGAAACTTCAAGTTTTTGTGCACCCTTAGTTCTTGTATTATTATTTCCTGAAACGTCAAGATTGTAATCTCCTGCAACCTCAACGTTCATATCACCACTTACTTTGAGATTAAGGTTTCCGTTATATACAAGATTTCCGTGACCTTCTACAATCACAGTATGGTCTCCCCCTGTCACCTCAACCTTATTGTTCAATGCAGATATTACAACCGTACCATCAGCACGTAACTCTACACCAGAACCTTTACGATGTTTAATAAGAACTCTTTCTCCTCCTGGAGTATCGTCCATCTCAATTACATGTCCACTTGGAGTTTCATCAACTTGGTTGAATGGATACTGAGAAGGCATTTGTCTTGGGATTCCTAAAGGAACACCAATCTCACCACCACCCGTGTAAAGTTTGTTTACCTTAGTACCAACTGCTGCTTTGTTTATAGAAGAACCGAAGTTATATTCTCTTCTTGGATAATCGCCCGAAGCATTCTGCATTCCATCTGCAGGCACACCGTCAGTAATTTCTTTACCAATACCGAAGTTTTGTACCCTACTATCAAATCTATTTTTATCTGTTGTCATTATTTACCCGTTATTATTTTATGGTTTTAGTCTAGGAATAGGAGTAGTCTTTGGACCCAAATAGTTCCCCATTTCGTCATATAAAGAGTCTTTTTGAGTTAGGTTTGTTGATGTAAATCCTCTTCTTCTCATAAACGCTCCAAGTGCTCGATTTCCGTGGTTTCCAGGAAGAACCCCTCCGCCTTGTCCACATTGAAGTGGACCTTTATCTAAATGTATGAAATAACCATACAAGTGAACCCCCCCATAACCTAAGTCCTCTACTGCCTTTTTTACCAAAGGATATATTACAGAATGTGCCTCTGCAGTGTGATAGTAATTTGTTCCAAATTTACTGTTTCCAGTCCCGCCATTCTTTGAAGCAAATTTATCAATTTGAATGTCAACTGCTATTCCTCTTAAATGACGACTATATTTTGCTCCTCCAATTAATGCGTTATAAACTTCGTCACGAAACCCACTACTGACAGTTATATCTGATTCTATAAGGTTGGCAAGTATTGTTAAATCCTTTGGTATCGCCATACCTTCATCTTTGAATAGTGCTGGGTCTACCAAGTCGCCCTTTTTTATAACACTTCGTGCATCATCTGTTCCTGTTTGTTCAGCATAAATCACTTTATATTGTGATTTAGGTGGTCTTTCATTTATTGCTGCTGCTTCATCAGCAACCTCATCAATATCAGGTATTAGATTTTCTACTGGAACATCCTCAGAACTATTTCTGTTCGTTTCAAAGTTTTCTGCATCGATTCCTGCTTGTCTTTGAATTCGATTATATCTTCTTATCGCCTTAGACGCAGGTGTTAATCTAGAGAACCAATCAAGTATAACTGCTCCAGGATGTTTTACTGACCCAGGAATTGGACTATTTTCGACTGGAGGTTGTGATAATAAAGGTAAATTCTCTGTATTTTCTTCTGCTATTCTTGCGTCTTCTGCTTCTCTTGCTAATCTACTAGAAAAATCTCCTGCTGGAGTTCTTCTTGCTCTAGGTATTTCTGTTTCTTGTCTTGATATTATATCGAGGAAGGACTCTTCTTCTTGTACTACTTCTCCATTCTCATCAATAGTTGTAATATTTGTAACACTAAGACTTGTATTTGATTCCGCAGAAACAGATTGTACAAGGAAATGTCCTGTTACGACACTTTCTTCGTTCGAATCGAATTCAGCACTTTCTAGTTGTGCTGAGTTTACCTTTCCGAATAAAGAAAGTATGTATTCTGCTACATCAAAATAAGGGTCTAACATGTAATCTTCCTCGTCAGCACCACCTTCATCTGAGAAAAGTGTATGCAACTCGTTATGACCAAAAACATTTCCTCCAGGAATGTGATTATAAAACACTTTAAGGAATTGCTCTAACGTATCATATTGAGCACGTGTGAATGATGCGCTTGAATTAGAAAACTCAAGACTTTCTGTACTTGCTCTGTTAATGCCTCCAACCATAACAATACCAATAGAAGTTACATCAAACCCATAATCTGCATGATTTCCCTTCTCTGAAACTGCCCTTCCGCGTTGAAGTCTTCCATCTCTTCGAATAACATAATGATAACCTATTTCTCCTCCATCACTGTTTGAATCTTCTATCTCTTCTGCACCTATATTCTTATTCGTAAATGTGTCGGTTGCATGAATGACGACATCTTTAATAGGTCTAGCGCTTCTCATAACACTTAGATAAAATTCTCTTTCTAGTTCTTCTACTGAACCAACGTATGAGAACTTTGTTTTAATTTTTGGTTCTATTGTATTTCTTGTCGTCTCATTACTCTCTTCAAAAATTTCTTCGAGATTATCATTAAATGCAGAACTATTTTCTACTTCAAGAAATTTCTTTCTATATGCATCTTGAACTTCTTTTATCTGTGCTGCAGTTGCACCTCCTGCTTCACCTGCTTCTTTTATCTTATTTAATATCTCTTCTTCAGTTAAATTTCCCGATAGTATACCATCTGCTTCATCTAATATATTTTCAAATTTATTTAAAAGGGGAGTTATCCCGCTATCTAGTAGTGTTATGTTTGCAACTGCTTTTGCTCTCTTAACCCCACCTTCAACTATGTCATTGACTATATTATTAACTGCATCGTCTGGAATATTGAATGTCGTAAGGCGTTTCACCTCAAGTTTAAGAACATTTAGTGTCTCTTCTGCTAATTCACGAAGAAGACCACCAAGAGTAACTCTTTGTGGTGCACCCTGAACCACTGTTGTACGAAATGAAAGTATTTCTGCTGATGCTTCCGCGCTTAATACTCTCCCAGTAAAAGGACTTACAAGTAGGTTATCACCACCTAAATTTTGAATTACTGTTTGTGGGTTTAAGTCTCGAATTGCTTGACTCGTTTCTGCTGTTGCAGCGGGGTCATAGATTTGTACTGATTGTGATACGTTTAATGCACCCTCACTAATGGCATTATTAACGCCATCAGACACTTGGTTTGCGACATCTTTCCCTGTTTGTTCAAGACCACCCATCATCTCATCAAAAGTTTCGTTGACACTAGTGGTAATATCTTCAACAACACCATCTACTTGGATAACCATATCCTCATATGCACCTTTTACGCCATCAATAATTCCTTGAATACCTGTTGCTTCTAAAATATGGTTTCTTATTTCTTTAATCTTACCAATGACGCCACCCATGGGAGTTACTGCAGGAAAAATAGCACCAAGAGAACCTGCTAT